ATAGCGTCATATCACGGATGAGATAGGTAAGAGTCACACTTGAAACGGGAGGGGACCCTCCTGTCATTACTGTCAGTGTTGGTTCTACAATACTCTGGGTGATTGTACCTAGAAAATCATTAAATGTCCATGATCCCGCTAAAATACTTGCTAGATAACCTACCAGACTATTACCTATTAATCCTGAGCGGCTTTGGGTGTAATAGGCAAACGCAAGATAGCGCGAATTTCCATTGGCAATTACAGAAAATTTGGTAGAAGATTGACGACAGATTATGTTGCGTAAAGTAGTGGGAGAACCCCAGACCCCTGTTGTCTTTTTAATGACGTTAACCTGCACTGTCATGTCAGTGAATTGAAAACTTTTAGGATGTTCGGTAAAGTATAACTCTAGATTGTCGCCATTCGTAGATACTAGAGATAAAGCTCCAAAAGTATCTCCTACACGGCTAGCAGAAGATAAGATTATGACAGAGTACACCACAACGCCCGAAGGAGTTATTTCATAACCTTTTAGAGCGTCTGCTGAGTCCGGAGTGATAATATCTAAGACAGCATAAGTATTCCCATTAACAAGAGGAACTATATCATAGTCTCCCTGAATTTCTTCTCCAGTTGTTAGGGCAAAAGGTCCTTGTAAAGCTGCTGCTACAAATGTCCACGTAACGCTACCCTCAGTCGTTGTACCAGAAGTAGACCAAGTAGGTTCTGTAATTCCCGAGGTTCCTGGCGTTGTTACAATTTGAATACTTCCGTTAAAATCGGTGACCTTGGCATTTAAAGCATAGGAATGATTTGCTATCCAACGAGGAGAACTATCTAGAGTAAATTTTACAACATCAAAAGTGCCACTTTTAACAGGAGTAGAACCTGCGTAACCTGTTCTAGTTCCAATGATATGAATGTAGCCATTGCTGTCCTGACAAACTGCTGGGTCAAAAGGAGTAGAATTTTTATTAGGAAAGGAGTAAGAACCTCCCTGAGTAAACGTGATGCCGTAATCATCGCTATAAAACCAAGAAAAATCTGGTCCCGGAGGGGAACTAGAAACAGCTGAAGTACTTACCAGCCAAAGGATACCCTTGATAATGGTACAGTCAGAATTTCCTGTTAGCTGCGGATAGTTCCATGTACCTGGAAATGACCCCTGAATAGGACCAGACATTAGACCCCCTTCTTCCTTTCTAGCACATGAAGATTAGATAAATTCTGTTGTTTCTTCAAACAACCGCAGTTCTTTGTGTGCCCAATTCTAATACTGCTTCCTGCTGTCACAAATTCTCTCCCGCAATGACAACGACAAAGCCAAAAAGCATTGCCATCTTTATCGTTCTTAACTCTAGTTAATGCGGTTATACCGTTGATGACTACGTTCTTCATATCTTTGAATGGCGACCCTGGCCAAGATCCAATTTCTCTGTAGATCCGATTTCGTTCATAAATACTTTTGATAGTTGCTTCAAGAGTTGGTTTGTGACCCTTAATTCGTAAACTTTTGCTAGTCTTCCTTTTGGAAATTTCAGAGTGCGGCCCGGTAAACCCTTCACCACCGCGACAAATATTGTAGCCGATATCGGGATGTTGGGCGCAAAGTGCCTTTATCAAAATCTTTTCTTGTTCGCAAATTTCTTGATTGAGTAGTTTGAAAACGCGGGGACTAGACACCTTCGCCCGATCCCTCTGGTCCTTCGTCTTCCTTATCAACTTCGTCCAGTTGAAGACCCTTAGCCACACGCTTGAGAATATCTGTGCGCATAATAAGTTCAGGACCCAAGTTACCATAGATATTATCAAGAAGATTATTCATCTTACTATCGTTGACAGACCAAAGATCATCTTCCAATTGACGTTTAACAGTTTCTGGGTCAATGTTTAAGAACTCCAAAATGGTGCTGACTGGGAGTGAACCTTTGCTGTAAAGATTGAACAACATGTCATACAGATCGCCAGAGTCACGCAGCGCCATACGGGAGAAGGAAACCTTGGGGTATATCCAACGAGGGCGACCGTACTTGTCCATCTCGTAAAAACCCTTCTTCATAGCGATAGGCTTGAAGATTTGTTCTTCTAATATGTTACTGACGATGTCACGGAATTGGAGATAGCTTGTATTCATGATTTCAAGTTGAATACGATTACCGGAGTAGAGACCTTCTCCTATTAGAATTTCAGGAGAGAATCCCAACCCTATGGCTATGTCAGAATTTGTGTGTTGCCACTCTCCGTCAAGAGCAAGGAGACGGCCTTCACTACCGATTTCATTCCACTGACATTCATAATTCACAACAACTGTATAGTCGGGATCCGCTACTGCCTCGTCAATATGAGCACGGAGAGCCATAACTTCAGATGCGGGAATGTCCGGAGCCACAATGAGACGCTTAGGTGTCATATTGCGAGAAGCAATAGTAGACTGTACTTGGCGCAGCTTTTCACGATAAATAATAGTACGAAGACAACGCTGCAGTATAGAACGTCCATGTAATTCATAGTTGGACTTCTTACGCGCCATATGAATAACGTAAGAACCTTCAAAAGGATTCTGGTTAAGCATAATCTTACCCTCTTGGGCAAGAGTATCCTTAACATTAGAAGGGACATCAGGGTCTTCCATGTAAACTTGTTTCTGTTGGTCAGGTGGCTTGAAATAAATTGAAGGTCCATCACTTATCAAACCTTCATTAGCAATTTCTACTTGCTCAGGAGGTAGAACCTGTATACGATCAAAACCACTGTATTTAAAGTTGGTGATGTGACTGAACAATTCTAGTTGTTTATGTTTCTTCTCACGAATTTCTTGAAGCTCTTCTAGAAGTTCTTTCTTTTTTTTGAGCAGTTTTAACAAGTGCTTCATTTCAAGAAGTTCTCTCTGAGCCTTAGCACTAGCCCCCATTGCTAGAGCTTCTTGAATACTCTGCTCCGTTCCATCAGCCGAAGGAGGCATACCACCTCCACCTCCACCACCAGAAGAAGGTGCGGGACCACCCATATCAACATCGCCCATTCCGCCCGGTTCAGCACCTGCTATATCTTCAAGTCCTTCCGCACCCATGGGTGCGCCTTCATCGGTTACGTCTGCTGTGCCTTCTTCAGGCGCAGCACCAGGATCTCCACCCACAGCTGGATCAGCAGCAGGTTCTGGTGGAGCAGCAGTAATTGAGATTAGTTTAGCGATCTTTTTAGAAAGTCGCTTTTCATTCATCGCAATTTTACGCCCGGTAACTACAGGGTCTTCATCAATATCAAAAGATATTCCTACCTTTTTAAATTCAGGCATTAACAATGACGCCTTCTTCATTAAAGCACTTTGTTTGATAGGATTCAACCAGTCAAGAAGTTTTGCGCTACCATCGCTAAGGGGAGAACCTTCATTTTCTTTTAAAGGTTCCATACCTTGAGGATCTTCATTCTTGTCTAAGATCTGTTGAGCCATCTTACAGGGCTTAACATTTTCCGCTTCTTCGATAAAGAGAAAAGTCTCACCGATCATCCAATATTCACGCACGGCAGCAATAAGGATTTGAAACATCTTCGTATCATTGACCACACCTTGGAAAAAGTCAAATATGAAGTCAGCAAATTCTTCGTCAGAACACTTAGGCTTCTCTAAAACCATCTTACTGAGAGGAATTTCTGTGTGTAAGTCGATGGCACGACCCACGATAGGATCGCGGTCGTAAGCAAGGCGAAAAAACCGAAGCTCTTCAGCACGGGAAGCAGGAAGCTCTAACGCATCTACAGGAAATTCGTAGGAATAGTAACCAATGTTGTTAGAGTCTGCTATGTTAGCGTTACCTAATCCCCCATCGTTAAACAGCCCTGCAACTTTATCCATACCACCACGAGCAGCTTCTTTAATCTGGCGTAGTTTATTACGGAATTCCGCATCTTCAGAGATATTATTGCCTTCCATCTGGGTGTATCGTCCTGCAGAAGTAAACTCACGAGTTACCGGAGCCTTTGGGCTACGAGTCTTGGCTGGAGACTTTTGAACTGTTACAGAACCATTACGGACACGGGTTGGGGTAGACTTCTTAGCTGCGGTCTTAGACGTATCGGGTGGTTTTGGAAGCTGTTCGTCGGCCATTACAATCCTGTCCTCTTAAAGGGTTTGCTAGTTTATTGGCTTAAATCCATCGGGGATCTTGTCTTTTTTAACCACTCTACTCGTAGGCTTCTCTTTATCCTTGATTTCTTTTTGTGCCGAGGCCAGGATCTCTTCTTTGGTCATCTCTACAGGAAGGGTACTAATCTCCTTCTTCCTCTGATTCTTTAGACGAACAACACGATGATTTTGAAACGTTTCCATAATCTGGCTTTCCATCTCTACAGCTAGACGTATATTTTGTTCCTTAATTAACTCCAATTTAGCAGAAGTTTTCTGTAAAATATCTAGAGTACTTACAAATTCATTTTGTTCTGCTTTTAATTGTGAGCGAAGTTCAGTTTCTTGGTTGTCTAGTTCTTGTAGCAATTTATGTCTCTTCTTATTTTCTGGATTCTCTCGTTCTTGCTTTATCTCTTCCAGACGACGCTTTATTTCTCTACCTACATAATCTTCCATCTTAGAAAAGTAATTCATAGCTAGATGAACTAATTCAGAAGACTTAGCCGAATACGCCATTTTATTGTAAGTAGAGCTAGAGTCTCTTCGTAACAATTGACGCTGTTGAGTAATCTCAATATCTGAACTAACCGGGTGTCGAAGAAATCTGAAAGAATTATTGTTACCCATGCATAGCCTCTATCAATGAAATCTTAGATTTTAAAAATTCATTGGGAATCTCGGTCACTACTGTTTTTTCCAAAGTCATAATCTTGTCTTTATAACGAACTTTTATAATGTTCGTTCCTTTCCCAAACCCTACTGCAGCTGTAAGTTTGACTACTATGTCGGGTGTGAGATCAATAAGTTCGGGCAATCCTGTATCTATTTTTGGAATAGGAAGGATGGGGGTAGAAACACTAATCTTTTTTGGTCTCCTAATAGGATTATCCAATAAAACATCTTCCACAGGAGTAACAGTTGAAGGAGGGGCAAACAATTCTCCCTGGATAATTTCTTCCTTACCAAGACGCATAATGTTCGGATACACTGCTCTGGATGGTGGTATAGGTCCTAGATATCCGCTAGGAGGCATTATTCCACGATCTTTGGGTGATAACCCATTTCGAGTTTCGTAATCCTCTAATGTCCCTAATTTGTCGTCATCAGGAACATTATCAATAGTCCAGAACTCGTGTAGTTGTAGAACAGCTACTAGAGAATTTACAAGACTCTTATGGTCTTTTGCGTCAAACACCTCTTTTATTGACAAGAAGGCACGTTCGTGTAAGGATTCTTTTAACCAATTTTTAGCCTTTTCTCTCCGCTCTTCCACCCCAGACTCTATGGCTTTGATAAGAGATTTTACAGTTTCTTGAGTAAACTCCGAGGGAATATAACGTTCCATACCTTCAATAGCCGTCCACGCAGCAGGCTTATGACCATCATCACCCGTAACGTGATGCTCTACGTCCCAACTTCTACCATACTCCACATCGCACTCAATAGGCACTACCCAGTTCATTCTTTCATGAAGTTTGCGTAACTTCATAAGACGAGAAATCCTAGGTAGAACAAAGGGGACATACTCATTCTTAACCGCAAAGTCAATTTCGTCATGAACCGAACAATGAACTCTAAGAATACTTTGTACTTCAGGTTCTTGGTCGCATGCCCATATACGAATACGGTTTAAGGAGAGGCGCATGTAGTCTCCTGCCAGTCCTTGTAGAGGAACGTTCACCGCTACGCGGCCAATTTTACCCTGAAAACGATTATAATCCTGTACATTACGAACACCCGTATCTACGTTTCTCCACACGCGGTTATTATGTTCCTTTAGACGTTCGTATTCAGCCTTATCCTCAGGAGATTCTGAATTCTTTAGAGCTTCTTCCTTCTTACAAGACTTCCGCCATTCCCAATAATTCTCTAATTCAATCTTTAAAGGTTCGTGTATGTGAAGAACTTCCATAGCGGACTTAAAATTGATGATACGTCCGGTAGAAGTCTTACAAATCATCTTATCCTTGGCTATAGCCTGCTTCATGGTGCACCACTCAGCAAAAACGGGTACTCCTGCCCAGTATTTCTCAACCATTAATTTCGCTTCTTCCCAAGTGATGTCAGGATTCTGCTTCTTCATATTCTCATAGATGGTGTATTCGGTACCCCCGTACAGAAGAGCAAAGTTAATGGTCTTAGCCAGTGAACGTAGAGCTTTTTTGATAGCCTTGGGAGTGTTGGGATCATTAAATTCAGGGAATACTTTAGATGCGGTCAAGGAATGGAAATCCCCAGCCCCTTCAAGGAATTCTTTAATGAATTCAGGCTCACCACTTACATTAGCGGCAGCACGCATTTCAATATTGCTATAGTCAATGGTGAAGAACGTCCAGCCTGGTTCGGTGCTAAACAGCGCACGGATGTTGACTACTTCAGCCGCGTCTGCCCTACCATTCTTCCAAATGGTGTTAAACTTCCTATCGCAAGTCTTACAAGAAGGAACTAAACATATGGCATAGCCCTGATAGAACCCAATATGATTCTTAATGATATTAAGTGCAACCTTACGAATTTTACGTTTTCCCGTTACGACCTTTTCTTCTCTGGAGTTGAAGATGGATCCTTCATCTGTTTCGTAGGTACGGGTGACTGTCTCAGTAATGTCTTCTTCGATTTCTTTAAAACACGACGGGTGTAGATCGGCTTCTGCATGTTCTTCAATCTCCTCTTCTGGAATTGAATCTGGTTCTAGAACGTTGCCTTTTACCCACCAGTTGCCCTCAACACGGACAATACCTTGCGGGTTGAGACCAAAACCCCCATCAACTATAAAGTCCCCACCTGCTCCGGATAATCGTCCCCCGGCTACAGTGGTTTGTTTTAAGAAAATACGAGCAGAATTATCACGCTTATCGTAAGTTAGGTTTTCAGGATGTAATGCGACATATTCCTTATACTTTCCGTAGAGATTCAGAAATTCATTATCTGGATACAACTTTTGTAAGTCAGACAGAGCCTCAGCGTCTACACTATTCCCTCCTCCCGCTGTCTTCTTAGTTACCTTCAACCCCAGGGTGTTGAATAGTAGTTTGCCAACTTGAGCTGGAGATCCAGGATTAAAAATAGTATCTTCAATGGGGTTATTATCCTCATCCTTTTCTACTTTCCATCCGTTCTTAACAGAAATATCACGAAGCTGATTTTCAATCTTTTTTATGATAGTCTCATGCCAGTTAACAGTACGATTACGCTTTTGTATGTCTATTAAGAACCGTTGACGCTCAATCCACGACAAAGAGTCTACAAGTTCTTGGTCAATACGATGAACAAATTTTTGTTGAGCAGCCCGTTCCCTCAAATGTTTCCACAATAGCCATGTACAGATAGCATCCGATGCCGCATACCAGAGAGTTACCTCAAGAGGAAGCCAGGTGAAGGGAACATATTGTACACGTTGAGTATGTTTATTGATCTTACGTTCTTCAGAAGTACACTTACAATCTCCACTCTGTAACGTTGGGCACCAATCAGCTTTGATCTTAATAAGTTCATCAAGATCAATCATTTCCATACCCAAGAGTTTTTTACTTAAAGCCTTCAAACCACCTGTATCTCCGCTGTATTGCCCTCGCTTTTTATCAGCGACGTCGGCCTTGGGATCAACAATGTAATGGAGGACTTGAACATCTTCAAAATAAGGATAACCGCGTAGCTTCGCGCCAATACAAAGACGCATTATCTCACGGTCAAACTTAGCATTATAAAAAACCAAGTGACAAACATCAAACAGGGGTTGGAGAGCTTCCAGTACGTCCGCACGACTAACATTTTGAGAAGGATTTCCTTCTTTATCGGCATGCTCATGGGCGATAGGAATATAGATTCCTTCAATACCATTAGACGATAAACAGATACCAGCAATATCAATCATCACTTCGTAAAGGGGTTGACCGTCAACACCCATCTTGTAAAAACTACGGGTATCAAGTCCCAGGGTTTCTGTGTCTAACGCCACCACGGGCATAAGCATTCCGTTTATGGTAAAATGCCGTGTGGTATCGGATATAACTTCTTGAACCCAATCAAGAAGAGTTTCTTTCGTATTGATGATACGGAAGGCTTTCTCTGCCATCCAAGGCTTTTTTAATTTTTGTATCTCTAGAGTTTTTAAATGAAAACGAAATACACTTCGGATGTCTTTAGGAGCCTTAATTTTAACAGGTTTTTTGACAACCAGGTCTTCTGGGTTTACATTCTCACGTTTTATCTTAGCCATGGAATCCCTTGTGTATGGCGAGCTTACTAACCACTTCTTTTCCTAATACTGACGCAAGAGGGATCGCAGCTTTGTCGTGTTCGGACTCAAAATATAAACGAAGATATTCCATAGCAAGTTCGGGGTCTTTTGTTGTAATAATATCCTGAGTGGCTTTTTGTAAGAAGGGTTCACGAAGATCTTCAAAGGAAAGAGAAACAGTGTCATCTTCTTTTTCAGATAAGACGTCTTCTATAGGTGGGAGTTCAAATTTCTGTTCCAGCCAAATGAGAGCCTTGACGCGTGAAAAATTGAAGAGTTTGGAAGTAAAACGGACGGCGTCGTAATATTGTTGACGCGGTGGACAACCGAAACACCAGCAATCATTTGTACGGCGATAAACATAGAAAGACGGACGGCTATCCCGACCGTGAAAAGGACAACTGATAGCTTGAGTGTTCTTTTTGGTAAGTTCAAAAACGACATCCTCTATACGAATATCATTACGCACACGTTCCCAACGAATAGGATTTACCCCCGCTGCTTCTCCACTGTAATAGAGCTTGGCATAAGCGGAACGGGAGAACTCTATATCCTCCGGGTCGGGATAGAGCATGTCATCCATTCTGACCTCTCTTTCTTCTAGAAATACTCATTTTGAGACGTGTTTCCGGTGAATGACTTCTCTACCTTTTCCCTCGTCTTATAGGGTTTACGTTGCTTCTGTATAGGTCCGCCATCTATGAAAGACTCTCTCAACTGAATAAGACGTTTCTTATTACGGGTAAAAGTGGCTTCATCCACACCCAGCATTTCTTTAGCTTCCCGGATGGTTCCGGTTTCACTGATAGCGTTCAGAGTACTGATGAGTTCTGGTTGATTCTCCCACACATAGTCATAGAAACGCTTTACCAGTAGATGTTTTTCCATGTTTGTGCACTGGTCTTCACTCTTCTTTTCCAATACTCGGGAGTGGGAATGAATGTACTCATCATCAGCAATATACACATCCTCGTCTGAAGAGTTACCCATACCAAAGATAACATTGTCCTTACGATAAACAGGGTTCTTATTCTGTTTGCCAATAATGGTGACAGAACGATTGTATAAACAAATGTTAAGATAATTACGAAATCTCCGTTCACTAGCCCCATACTGACGATAGGGATCAAAACACTGAATTACATCCGTACAACCATCTGGATGACGACTACTAGGCTTACGTGCCTTAGAATTTTCTGGAAGATAGTGTAGGTATAGAAGAAGTTCCTGTTCCCAGTCACGAACAGCTTCGTTGTCTTCAGGCAATTTCAGCCACTTGGATGTCCAACGACGAATATACCGGGGTTCTTTTGCATAAAATTCAGCAAAATTCTTAGGAACAAGGTATCCGTCATCATAGGAAAAATAGTGACCTTTAGTGGTGACGTTGAACCTATCTCCAGTGTAAGGATTGACTTCAATATATCTGGTTATGGTTTCGTCAAAGGAATAAACCCCATCTACAACTTCTCCTGTCAAAGCTCCTACAATGGGAAAATCCCAATCCAAGGGTCTACCTTCTAGGGTTACAACACCCGGACGCCAAAGATATACCGTTGCTCCCTTATAAACCAAGTGAGCATGACGGCTGTTCTTTCTGGAAACAATTTCTTCCTTTATAAGGACAACATACTTGGGTACATTACGACCTGCCCAGTCTTTTTGGTTATTGACGACGGGGATGCGATTTCCAGCGTTCCAAGAGTTTCTAGAAATCTTCTTTCCCGGATATACGTCTTGTTCCAGGACATATTCTTCCTCCTTATCAGTAGGAATATAAGCCAACACAACTTGTCCTACTTCCTCTACTTGTCCTCCAAGAGAGATACGCAAGTTATGTTTGTTGGGCTTGAGTTTATAAACTTCTTTTGATCCAGGAAAGATAACGCAACCAGCACTCGGTGAAAGCATACGCCCCCATAAACCATCATAGTGACTGCTGCTGTATACGCCTAATACGGCATAACAACAAAATGCTTTAATTGTGACAGGAATAAGGAACTAAAGTACCTGTCAAGTCAAAACAGTACTCTACGCCTATTTTTGAAGAAAGCTAGTAAAATTTTAAGAAGTGATATTTTTGTTTAGATCTACTACAGCTTTGAGGTAACCATTGGTTTCAGCAATCTCAGTTCTCAACTGACAGAGAAGTTCTCCTAGGAGTTCTCTCTGATCCGTTTTAATACTTCCTAGGAGTTCTCTCTGATCCGTTTTAATACTTCCTAGGAGTTCTCTTTGATCATCCCGCATAGTTTCTAAAATGGTAGTGTGTTTTACTACTTCAGCTTGAATGGTTTGTAGGTGATTTTCTGCTTGGATATGAATGATGTTTTCTATGGTATCCAGCTTTCCTATCGCACCATCCCAGTCCCGTTTAAAGCTCTTAATCACATACCCTCCTGCTCCCACAAGGATGGTTAGGAGTGCACTTGCTACATAATAGATACTTTGTTGAGGTATCCAAGAAAGGTCGCTGCTCATGCTCATCAATTAGCCCCATATGAATTAAGTTTCTAGTACATCATTATAAAAACTTCACCTGTTAAGTACACCAGATAAATTCTTTATTTCAACTATGTCAAAATACCAGAAACTAATCTATTAGCGACCCCGACGATGGAAAGGATTCCGTGTCACCGAAACTCCTGGAAGTACTACATTCTGTTGTATCTTACGCTGACGTTCAAGTAATTTAATATCCCGCATTGGTATTCCAGAGACATCCGTTATCATACCCGGTGGATGAGCTTGACGTTCTTGCATAGCAAAACTTAATCCTGTGGGGTCCATCACCAAACGACCTTCTCCCTGGAGATACTCACTCACCTGCCAAGCCACAAGTGCTACGGCGTCACACATATCGTCATGAGAACCCTTTTCTTCAGGAGCTTTTACACGAAGCATATACTTACTAGCCACAGTTGCTTCTACTTGTTTAATTTCACTCAAGAATTTAGGGACATTCGGAAATCTTGTTCGTCCGTTATCAATGTATCCTTTAAGAGAAAAGTACATTGTAGAATTTATAGCTGGAGTTAAATGCACAAGCTCCATACCTTCTATCCCGTTAATCTGTAGCAACTGAACCAACATAGTTCCACCGTGTTGGTCCGTTACTCCTTTAAAGCAGGGCATTATATTGTGCATGGCTTTAAGCCAGGAAACAATGTCTAAGAGAGGAAGTTCGGTATAGTTGACATACTTGTCCCCTCCTAAGCCTATGTCTTCTACACCTGGTCCCTCAAATTTCTCTCCTACCATCATCCTATCCACATAGTCATACACTAATTCTATGCCAACATTGTTTCTAAATTCAAGATGACCTATGGCAAGAGCAGTACCATCATGTAGCATACCCAAGTCCAGTCCCCAGAAATACTGACGTCCTAGCATTTGGATGGGATCAAACTGAATGGTATTCATACGCTCTTCATCTACGCATACATTAAGTTGTGCACTCTTAACATAAGTTTCAGAAGAATCTAGGAACTCTCCTCCATATTCCGCCCGCCAAGTGATAGAAGATGTAGCATATTTCTGATGAAGAAATGGAGAGTCAGCATCGGGCCACATTTCAGCTGTAGAGCAACGTAGTGTAAAGATGCCCGATGAAATTCCTCTCTCCAAAGCGAGCTTGTGTAGCTCATACATCTTACCTACACGTTGCCAGGGAGAAGAGATAGACAAGATAAGAGACTCTCTACGTCCCTTACCAGCATCGGCCTTAAAACGGGCCGTAGCCGGGGTTGCCGACTCATATATTTCGTCAGAACTTGAACCCTTAGCCGCTCGAAAATGAGCAAATTCATCCAAAGCCAAGAATAGTGAAGAAGGTCCGCGAAGTGCGTTAGTCGTACAGGGATAGGAAGCTACTCTAATTGTAGGAGTAATATCACGTTTCTGGCGGTCTGCTTCGCTTACAAAAGCCATTTCGCTATTTGAATTGACTCGGATGTAGGGAGAAAAGAATGGTGAATGATTTACACGTTCACGGAGTTTATCATAGAGACGGTTGCTACCTTCATCGTCTTGAGCCATGAATGTGAAGTCAATAGGTGAACCCGGCATTAAACCATAATGTTCTTGAGGAGAACGAATATTGAGTAGACGATAGAGAGCATATCCTCCAATGGCCGATACCAATTCCGAATTGTGGGTGACGTTGAAGTTCTTCCCAAACAAAAACAGACCGTCAGGAGTGTCTACCGCGATACAGCGGACTAGCGTCTCGCCAGCGTACTCCACCTCTGTAATCGTACGATAATTCTGCAAATCACGCACTTTTTTTGGCACACTCGCCAATTTTCGTTTAAGACGAAAAACAGGTAAAGTAGCCGTCCATAAAACAGAGTAGTAGGCACCACAGTCTTTACCATATAAAGTAGCTCGGCCCTCTTTCCAGTAGGGTTTTAACCCAAGCGAAGCGGCTAGGTGGTACGCGCCCTCAGACAAGTTACGATTGGTGTTAGCAAATTCACACTGCCCGTCTTCTGCACAGTATCCATCTGTATCCATCAACCCCTGTAGCAAGGCTAACCGCTGTTCAGTGGAAGCGTATAGGTAGTCCTCAGGAATGTGCTTGTTTTTCCAAAGTTTCATTTTTCGCAACGGGAGGCCGAATATGCTCCAGGAAAAGTTCTTAGCGTGCTTTCCCTGCTTCCATTTGAAACCTGCTGCGGTGAAATGCTTTAGAATTTCTGGGGCATCATCGGGGTGGCTGTAGATGTAACCATCACACTTGCTACCATCCCCTAGCCACACCCCCAAGCAATAAGGATCCAGGGGTAACTGCTTTTCTTCAAACTCAACGGGAGCGGTGATTCGGATGGTGTGATTGCGATCTTTGCCATGCATCAATGTAGATTTAATTTCTTCCGTGGTCCTAACCGTCCCTGTAATACCGGAACGGTCTATGAAATTCGCCCGGCCCCGCTTCGCTCCCTTTCCACGTTGAGTTTTAGTGATAGGCATGCGGAGATTACGACGATCTAACATTGTAAAGGTCTTCCAAAGATGTTCAGGATGTGCTAAGGTGTAAGTTCCATCGTCAAAACTAACCCTATAAACCTTTGACCAAAACGGAGCAAAGGCTTCCTTTACCTTGATAGCTTTACCATTAGGAGAAAGTATTGTGTCACCCATTTCTAAATCACCCATCCGTTTGAAGCCAGAGGGCGTAGGGACTACTTCTTCAACACTGAGAGCTTTTCCACCACGGCGGCCTGCAAATAACGCCGCCTCATTAAACCCATATTCGGGGATATCCTGCCAATCGGCTATGTTACAACGACCCTCTTCGTAAAAGTAGTTTAATAACTGTGCTTCATCGTCAAATTCATATAGAATTTGATCACGAAACTTGTTCCAAACCACTGCTTTTGGGTGCCCAGGCATTTCCGGGCGATAGTCAAAAGGTATGCCAAAGAAACAGCGAATACATAAACGCTGTAAAGGTGACATTACAAGATTAAATCCCTGGGGAGACTCCACAAAGTCTAGGGCATTTAATATGCTAACTGTCTCGCCAATAGATTGATCGACAAGTTTACCTAATAGAGAAGCCTGAGATTTAGGGCTAAATTTTTGGCTTTGTGACATGATCCCTCATATAGGGGGAGGAAAGTGAGGGAATTAGCGTTAATCTACCACTTCAAAGTCGTTATTCTCACGCTTGCGACCAAAAGGATCCAAATATCCAGCCAAGTACATGATAACCTCAGCGTCTGAGTGTTTTGCGCTCACCGATGAGGCCAAGCGAATACCTAAAAGGAGAATTAAAATGAAATCTACGAGTTAAAATATACTTCGATTAATGACGACTACAATGAGGAACACGCTTCACTAATACGGTCGATAATCGACAATCCATTAAAATAATGGGACCTCTATTAGGGAGTCATCTATATAATTCCCTAATTTAGGGGATTATTCCGTGCTATTCGTGGTTTTGGATTCCACGTTACTGTTCGCCGCCCAGGCCAGCGCAATCACCCAGCCCAGAAATGTCCAGCCTAAAAAGAAATTGACCACTGCGATTCCCCAGAACGACCGATGGCGCCGGTCGCTGGCCACCGCCATCGGCAAAAAATACAGCAGGAGGACAATCAGAACAATTGCGAGATGGACCATCGAATGCATACTTCCTCCCGATCCGTCACTTCTTAGGGGCCGCTCGCCCAAATGTCCCCAGCCCCCATCGCTCGCAGTTTCGGTCCAGAGAACATTTCCGTTCGGGTCCTGGGCCTGGACGGTGATCTCGACCCATTTTGAAACCGGACGGTCCGCAACCAAACGCGGTGGGATGCCCCTCGCGATTCAAATTTACAAAGTAATCCAACGCGGATTGGCCATCGAGCGTAATCTGAATGGTGGGGCAGTCTTTCAGTAAATTCTGTGCCATCTCCATAGTCTGATCGTGCTTGTTGATCGCCTTGTGCGACGCACCGCCCAGAATCACCGACGAATACCCCGCTCCCGCTGCGCCCACTCCAAGAGATTCGACGCTGACATTGCCCTCGCCGGCAATAAAAACGACTGGCTTAGGATTGCTCTGCGCCAGCGCGCCTATCGGCCAAAAACAAACGCCTAGATAAATCAGGAAAAGAATTGATTTGTGCATGAGAAAAAACCTCCTTCAGCGCGGGGACTTGGAGTTCCACTGCGGATTTGCGTGTGGCTTCAACGAGCGCCTGGTGTTTCTGCTTGGCTATAACTTCTATAGCTGTTCCGACAGTGAAAGCAAGAGCAAGAATCAGCATAGAGATACGAAAGATACTACGATTGATATTCAAATGTGTTCTCCTTAGATGTAACCCCCTAGATAAGGGTTCTCCTTTTATAGTCTACTGCTGATTCTATAAAAGGGGTAAATTTTATTACATTAGGTAAATAATACCTAAAGATATACCAACCAAACACCCTGAACTGATGGATCTGGTCGTGCCATAGCATCCCTTACATCAAGGGTAGATTCATGCTTTAGCATTCTAATCGCGCCATCAGCAGAGTCAGGATATTTGCGGCTCAGTCTTGGTCCAAAATGAGCTACCTTAACACTGATTTCTTTTAGACCTGGCATGAAGGGATGATCTTGTATCTCGGAAGAATGCGGGGACGACGTTTACCCGCCGCGCCAACAGGAATACCTGGCATATTCACAGTTGTAAAGGTTTGATCAATAGATTTTTGTTTCTTTAAATTATCTGGATCAGTTCGCTTCTTCAATTTCACTAATCTATCTTTTGGTGTGGGTCTTACACTGTGAGGATCTCGAACAGCGTCAAAGAAATCCACCGCTCCATCGGGGAAAGGATCATTACCTATAGAACCAGCTGTTAAGAATTTAGATTGAAAATGTTTCTTGTGTTTTTTCTTGTCCACACCCCAAATTCCCTTCACTAAATCAGCAAACATAACGTCCTGATGAACGCCCATCATTTTAGAAACATTCTTCGCCCAATTAGGGTCTCCATTGCTGTAGATTAATCCTGCATCTCGCAAGCTAATGCCAGGCTCAAAATTTGGATTAATACCTTCAGAAATTCGATGAAGTTGTTTTCTTAGAGCTTCTTCACCTTCCTCATCGGTTTCAAATTTCTTAATTTTTCCTGTGTTGAAGTCCACAATGTTACCAGGATTATGTAACTCTGGTTTAGCACCTTCAGCACGGGCAATAGCAGCCACAAGTCTATCTAGTGATTCATTCGTAGGCACGGCGTCTTGTTTCTTAACAATAAGCGCGGAAGTAGGTTTTGGTGGGGGAGTAGGTGCGCTAGAGGGTGCCCCTAATCCTAACATGAGGGCAGCAGGAAGCAAGGCTTTATTTAGTGGGCCTGCTTCTTTGTCAAAAGAAGCCAAAATAACTTTGTCAAGAGAATCGGGAGCAAATATCTCTTTTATACGAGCAGATATTTCTTTTGAAGACAATTTGGTGGTGTTAGATTTATTAAGAATATCCCAAAGCTGTTCATACCAATTCTTATTGATTTTGCCAGATAAAAATTCTCTTGGAAGTCTATTATTCTCAGTCAAGATTTCTACGTCTGTTCTGTCTTGATTTCTTTTAGAAGATCCAACAGATTGAGACGCCACATAAGATCCTAATTTCAAATCAATAAGAGTTTCTAAATCACAGAATTTTGGACTAATCACCACTTCCGTAGGAATAGGAGTAGGGACGCGAGATGAATTCATTTTCTCTCCCGCTTGTATCAGATCTACATCTTTACCAATGTCAGGTAAGATAACAGTCAGAGGAGCTTTACCACGTATAAAACCTTCTTTTAAAAGAATTTCTTCTGCTTTTTTAGGATTAGGAACAACTAAGTCCACATCGTTAGTATAGCGTGGATATCCTAATTCCTGAACAGCAGCCCCCCCAATCACTAAAGTTGGTATGCCATTCTTTCCTAAGATTTCTACTGCTTTGTTTAAAGTTATAGAAATTTCAGAACCTATGATGAGCATCGCCTCTTTGTGATTAAAATCGGTGGCGGTGACTTCTTTAAATCGTGCCAAAACATACTTCTTTTCTGAAGCATTTAATTCTGACCACTTTTTCTTATCTAAGGGGAGTTTTCGATCTCCAGAAATTCTCAATAACCCGCGTCTCCCCCAAGAAACTCGTTTATCCCATTCGTAAGAAAACTGAGCAGCTTGATGACGTCTCAGAGCTTCATTTACTTTTTCATTACTGTTTTCATTAGGTACAGACTCACTTATGCTCCATGCTTCAGCGACCTTTTGACAAGCCACACAATAGTTAGCATGCTTAGGAGAAGGGATCTTATTCGCTAGTTCTAGCGCGTCTAAGTGATTCCAACCATGATCTAATAAATGGCGATACATCTTATGACGAGCAAGAGGATGTTTAATTTCTTGAGGACAATCGGGACAAACAACTCCGCCTACTTGGTAATCACTTGAAGTTTTCTCTTGTGATTTTCTAAGTTCAAATAAGCGCGACATTAAACTTCCTTTTTAAGCCTTTTGAATTGCTTCTTCAAAAACTTTACTAAGTCCCACCCTAAAGCATCTGCTGCTTTATGTAAAACAGAAGCTAGTGTCATTCCACCAAAAATAAGCAAATAGTGTAAGAGTTTGTCGTCAAAATCCATACCTTATCTCTTTGTACCCGTCACGAATTTATACTTCATTACCATCGTATCGGTGTCAATAGACTCCGCTCTCACATACACTTCATAGGTATATCCGCCATTACCCTTAGACCAAACAGCCGCCTGAGCCACGGCATCATTGACGCAGTCTCTAATCTCATCGTCATTCATTCTCTCAATGAGAGTTTTTATTCTACTAGAATTCATAGTTGAGAATGAAGACAGACCAGAAGGATTCTCCATATATTGGAGTTGAACTTCTCCAACACCAGGAACCTTGTCTAAAGCAACTCCCTGATTTGTAACCTTAAATGCACTAACGAATGTTACCGCAATCTCACCTACCACAGCCTTGAGGAAGTCAGAGAGCAAAGTCTTATCGTCTAATCCAGCACGCTTTGCGCGACTAGAATTAATTAGATACTTGCCAGGTACAGAGGTTGTATTCTGATAGAAT